TTCTTCGTGACAACATTCAAGCGCTATCAGGTGCAGATGCGCATACTGGGCGACCTTGAAAAAGCAATCAACGACTATGGCGCAACCGTTACAAAGGAATATGTAAAAGGCCGCCAGAATTTAGTAGCAAACCCAGCAATCACAGAATACAACAAGACATCCACGGCCGCAAACGGAACAGTCGCAACGCTGATGAACATCGTGAAGACCTTACCGGAAGAAGACGCAGCCGGAAGCCAAAGCCTTGCAGATATTATGAGTGGACTGATGGGCGATGACTAACTACATAGACGAATACTACCAAAAGATAAAATCCGGAGAGCTGGAAGTCGGAAAATGGACGATACTGGCATACGAGCATATCATACACGGCCTCGAGCATGGCGAGTTTTTCTATGACGCAAAAAAGGCAGAGCTTGCCATTAAATGCGCCGAGAGATTCACACACCATCACGAAGGTGTGCTGGCTCCGCAGAGGCTAAAGCTCGAACTTTGGCAAAAAGCACTTCTATCTTGCATTTTTGGCATAGTTGACGAGCAAAAAAACAGGCAATTTCGCGAAGTTTTATGCATTATGGGGAGAAAGCAAGGCAAAACCCTAATAGCAAGCGCTGTGGCAGAGATAATGACCTATTTCGACGGAGAATACGGCGCGAGGACATACTTTTGTGCGCCGAAATTGGAGCAGGCGGCATTGTGCTACGATGCATTCCAGCAAAGCATAGCGCATGAGCCAGCTTTATCCGAGATTACACGCAAGCGCAGGACGGATATTTACATATCCGAAACGAATAGCGTAGCGAAACCGCTGGCATTTAATGCAAAAAAGAGCGATGGCCTTAATGTAAGTTGTGCGATCTGCGACGAGGTCGCAGCTTGGCAGGGCGATGCGGGCCTAAAGTTCTATGAAGTTATAAAATCCTCCGTGGGTGCAAGAAAGCAACCGCTAATATTGAGTATAACCACGGCGGGATATCAAAATGAAGGCATATACGACGAGATGTACAAGCGTGCAACTCGTTTTTTAATGGGCGATAGCCGTGAGCAACGACTATTACCGATAATTTATCAAATTGACAACGTCCAGCAATGGAATGATATAAACGAACTAAAAAAAGCGAACCCAAATCTCGGGGTTTCTGTGTCACGCGACTATTTATTCGAAGAAATCGCGGTCGCAGAACAGAGCCTGTCTAAAAAAGCTGAATTTTTGACTAAATATTGCAACATCAAGCAAAATTCATCAATTGCATGGCTTCCTTCGGACAAGATAGAGGCTTGCACCGGGCCTAAACTCAACCTCGAGGACTTTAAAGAGTGCTACTGCGTATGCGGAATTGACCTTTCGCAGACAACAGACCTCACGGCTTGCACGGCAATAATAGAACGCGATGGAATTCTAAACATTTTCGCACAGTTTTATATGCCATCGGAAAAGGTCGACGAGCTAACGGCACGCGACGGATTACCATACAGGCAATATGTAGAGCGTGGGCTTCTCAAATTATCCGGAGAGAACTACGTCGACTATCACGATTGCTTTAATTGGATGCGTTCGCTAATAAACGACTATCACATTTACCCATTGCAGACCGGATATGACAGATACTGCGCACAATACTTGGTGCAGGATTTGGAGAATTACGGATTCCACACGGACGATGTATATCAAGGTTATAACCTATCGCCAGTAATACGCGAGGCGGAAGGCTATATAAAGGACGGCAAGGTCAATATAGGCGATAACGACTTGCTAAAAGTCCACTTTTTGAATTCGGCGCTACAGTTTGATACTGGTAGTGGCAAGTGCCGACTAATTAAGATCGCACCAACTGACCATATCGACGGAATGGCGGCAACGCTCGACGCGCTGACTGTCCGCCAGAAGTATTATGACCAGATGGGGCAAATGCTAAAGAATGAAAGGTAAAGAAATGGGTTTATTTGAAAAGCTATTCCCAAAGCCAAAAGTAATCGACAACGGAAATCCAAGCCTATTCAAGTTATTGAATGGCTACGTTCCGATGTTTCATAGCTTCGGGGAGAGCGTATACGAAAGTGAACTGGTAAGATCGGCTATTGACGCGAGGGCAAGGCACTCAAGCAAGCTGAAAATCGAATTCATGGGAGCAGCGAATCCTACACTAAATAGGTCGCTAAAAAAAGCGCCGAATAGTTGGCAGACATGGGCGCAGTTTTTATACAGAACGTCAACAATTCTCGATGTAAGAAACACCGCCTTCATAGTTCCAGTCTTAAATGTGGCAGGCGAAACTGTCGGAGTATATCCAATAGCGCCAAATACATGGGAGCTGGTACAAGATAGAAAAGGCAACCCTTATCTGCGGTTCGCGTTTGACGACGGGAATCATAGCGCAATGGAACTACAGAAGGTGGGAATCCTAACAAAGTTCCAATACAAGTCCGACTTTTTCGGATCAGACAATGCGGCGCTATCAAGCACGATGGATCTTATCGAGATTCAGAATCAAGGCATCCAAGAAGGCGTTAAGTCTGCAGCTTCATTTAGATTTATGGCGCAGATTGACAACTTCATGAGCGAAACTGACCTCGCTAAAGAGCGCAAACGTTTTAGTGAGCAGAACTTGCAAACAGGTGGCGGTTTCCTCCTATGGCCAAATACCTATAAGAACATCCAGCAAGTAGACAGTAAGCCATTCATAGTTGACGCGAACCAAATGGGGTTAATTAAGGCAAACGTTTTCGAATATTACGGAGTGAATGAGGATATCCTGCAGAATAAAGCCTACGGCGACGCTTGGGCCGCATTCTATGAGGGAGCAATTGAGCCGTTCGCGATTCAGCTTTCCGAAGTATTAACGAAAATGCTTTATACACCGAAAGAGCAGTCAACCGGGAACATTGTAATGGCAACAGCTAATCGCCTGCAGTACATGACAACGCAGGAAAAGCTGAACGTATCAAGCCAGCTAACTGATCGCGGAATACTTAACCGCGATGAAGTACGCGACATCTGGAATCTTGCACCACTTCCAAACGGAGATGGCCAAGAGTACATAATTCGTGGAGAATACTGGAACGCTACGGATAAGATAAACGAAGGAGGCAATAATGAGCAAGGAAGTTAGAGCCTTTAATTGCGATTTCGCAGCAAGCGAAAATGAGCAGAGAGGCAAATTTATAGAGGGCGAGCCTATCGTAGTAGGCGCAAGAACGAATCTCGGATGGTATGACGAGATCATAGAGCCGGGCGCAATGGATAATACAGATTTTAGAGATGTACGCCTGCTCGTAAACCATAATACCGATATGATTCCGCTCGCAAGGAGCAGAAACAACAACGAAAATAGCACGATGCAGTTAAAAGTAAACGAGGCAGGCAACCTTGATATGAGAGCTAACCTCGATACAGAAAACAATGCAGACGCAAGAAGTCTTCACTCGGCTGTAAGCAGGGGCGACGTTTCCGGAATGAGCTTCATGTTTACCGTTGATAAAGATATGTGGGATGAACCAGATAGCGACCACCCGACAAGACATATTCTTTCAATTGAGAAGGTCTTTGAGGTTAGTGCCGTTACATGGCCAGCCTATGAACAAACAAGTTTGGAAGCAAGAGGACTTGGCGAGGCGCTGGATAGCGCGAAGTCATCGCTGGAGAGCGCAAAATCCGAAGCTGAAAAGATAGCTAAAGAAAGACGCGATAAAATCAATCGCATCAAGATCCTAACAGAGGTAACAAAGTAATGGAAATGAAAGAAATGACACTCGAAGCACTCGAAGAACGCAAGGCAGCTATCGGAGCTGAATGCGAAGTTGACGGTGCAGACACCGATGCACTTCTTGAAGAAGTTAGAAGCATCAATGCAGAGATTGAATCTCGCCAGAAAGCAGAAGCTGAAAAAGCTGAAATTAGAAAAGCTGTAGCAGAAGGCACAGCAAAGACAACAGTAGTTGAATCCGTAATGGAAGAAAAGGAAGAAAGAAACATGGAATTCACAGTAGATAGCAAAGAATACAGAAGCCTTTGGCTCCGCAACCTTCAGGGCAACCTCACAACAGAGGAAAGATCAGGATTTGCACAGACAGGCGACTACGCAACAAATGCAATCCCAACACTCGTAGCAGATCAGTTCTTCGAAAAGATGAAGAAGCTCGCTCCAATGCTTTCCGAAATTACTCTTATGAGAGTAGCTGGCAACCTCCAGTTCGTAACAGAAGGCGTTAGAAATGCTGCTTCAAAGCACACAGAAAATGCTGCAATCAGCACATCCGATGATACAACAATCAAGGTAGTTCTTGGAGCTATCGAATTCGCAAAGATCGTTGGTATTTCCAAGTCCGCAAAGATGATGTCAATCGACGCATTTGAAGGCTGGCTCGTTGAAATGCTCGCAGGCGACATCGCAAGAGCAATCGACAACTACATCCTCAATGATGCATCAAACGGCGTAGCAGCTTGCCTCTACACAACTGGCACAAATCAGATTCTTAACACAGCAGCAAGCTATACATACAAGAACATCTGCGACCTCGTAGCACTCCTCCCAGCAGCATACGACGCAGAAGCAAAGATCATCACAAACAAGAAGACACTCTACGGACAGATTGCACAGATTACAACATCAAGCGGTCAGCCAATCTTCGTACAGGATACTGAAGGTGGTATGGTTGGTAGACTTCTCGGCTACCCAGTAGTAGTTGATGACTATGTAACAACAGCAAACAACGCTGTATACCTCGGAGCTTGGAAGAAGGTTGTTGGTAACCTTTCAGAAGGCCCACAGGTTGAGGCTTCCGACATCGCAGGATTCGCAAATGCACAGATCCTCTACAGAGGCTATGCTTCCTTCGATTCAAAGGTAGCACTTCCAGAAGGTATCGTTAGACTCGTAAGCACAACAGCTTAGTCTAAATAAAAGGCCCTGTAGCAGTCGGCTATGCTGCGGGGCCTACCCCTTTTTTATAGCCGAGAAATGGAGCCGAACATGAAAACATTTGTAGCAATCCCTGCACAAAACACAATTGATACATCCTTCGCACGCTCGCTCGTAAATCTTCGCATTCCCGGGCAAGCATCAATCAATTTCAGCGAAAGCAGCCTCGTATACGATAGCAGAAACAAGCTGGCAACGGCGGCCATAGAATCAGGCGCAGATTACATACTCTGGCTTGATACGGATATGGTATTCAATCCCGACCTTTTCGAGAGAATGAAAAAGGACATCGACAAGGGCGCGGATATGGTCTGTGGATTATTCTTTGCAAGGCGTCCGCCATTTCAGGCGTGCATTTACAAGAAGATTAGACAAGGCGCACTTCCCGATGAAAACATTTCAGAGCGATACGACGATTACCCACAAAATGAGCTATTCGAGATAGACGCGTGCGGTATGGCGGCGTGTCTTATGAAAGCGAAAGTATGCGAAGACATTATCAAGAACTACCATGCAGCGTTTGATCCGATGCGTGGGTACGGAGAAGATATATCATTTTGTATACGCGCCAAAAAACTTGGATTTAAACTGTACTGCGATTCAGCAATCAAAGTCGGTCACATGGGCGTGTTCTCAATAACAGAGGAAATGGCAAAGAGATATAAGGGAGGCAACAAATGAAAGTATTAATAGGCGCACCATTAAAACAAAAGCCACATATATTCAAAGAACATCTAAAGTCATTACATAATTTAGAGATACCGGAAGACGTAAAAGTCGATTTTTTCTGGGTGGTCAATGACTGTCCGGAAGTAATCCCACTTCTAAAGGAAGACGAATACTGCGTAAAGAACTATGCGTGGGAATACAAGTGCGACGAGGAAGAACATCATTGGGATTTCAGAGGCATGAGCCACATGAGTGAAATGCGTGATATTTTATTGCGTAAAGCACTCTATGAAGGCTATGACTACTTTTTTTCAGTAGATACCGACCTCATATTGCAACCGCAAACCCTCGCTCATTTATTAAGCCGAAGGACACCATTAGTCGCAGAAGTATTTTGGACTAAAGGCAAGGACGGAAAGTATTGGAGCAACGCATGGGAGTTCGATCAGGCGCAGAGCCTTCCAGACGATGTAGAAGAATGGAAAAAGCCGGGCATCTATCCAGTAGGCGGAACAGGGGCCTGTTTCCTAATTCATAGGAGCGTAATAGAGAAGGGCGTTAGATATGAGCGTATACCGTGCATATTTAAGGCAGTCCTCGGAGAAGATAGACACTTCTGTATTCGCGCCATTTGTAATGGGTTTGTGATTTATCTTGATACTTGCTACCCAGCTACCCATTTGTATCGGGAAAGCGAATATGAGGCTTATATGAAAGGGTTAGAAAATGCTGACAATAGTTAAA